AAACCAGCTGGAGGGCGTGGGACGGGCCCAGTCAGCAGCTATCGAAATAGAATCCATGTCGATGATGGCTCAGTATAATAGAAACTTCTTCTATTGGGACGCGAGCGCTGGCACTGTCATTACATATCCGACTGAGGCGTCTATTACCCCGGATGAACTGAATAGATTAGCAGATCAGTGGAATGCAGGGCACAGATCGTACGGTAGAGCGCACAGGGCGGCTATACTCACTCAAGGCGCTACTCTATCACAGACAGCCTCTAACAACAAGGACATGGACTTTGTTAATCTATCCGCAGATGTCAGGAATAAGATACTAGGCGCTTTTGGTATATCTTACGCTAATGTAGGCGGTACAGAGTCAATCAACAGGGCTAATGCCGAAGCGCAACTATTGAACTTTGCCAGAGGCGTAATGGTGCCTCGCCTTGTCAAGATGCGTGAGAAATGGAATATGTTCTTGACTCCTGATTATGGCGAGGACTTAATGCTGGACTTCGATAATCCCGTTCCTGAGGATACTGAGGCACAAGCGCAGGTTATCGACAATCATGTTAAGGCCAGTGTTATATCCATAGAGGAAGCACGCCAACTATTGGACTTAGGCGATATTATGCCGGACGAACACTTTATGGTGCCTATGCAATTCCAGGTAATGAACGGTGCGGACTTATTGTCACAGAAGCCGGTAGACCCAAACGCTCAACCTGCATTACCACCGGGTGGGGGATTCCCACCGACTAAGGCTGTTCAAAAAAAAAGTCTATACTTGGCACGGAAAAGGCTAAAGACGATTATTGGCTCAAGTTCGTAAAGCAGGCAGAGTCGTATGAGCCGCGTCTTATCAGTAGTTTAAGGGAAATGTATAGCTTACAGGCTAGAGAGGCTGTACGTGCAGCACAGACCGCTGTAAACCGTAACCACAAGCTATTAGACGTTACAAAGGCCAAGAAACAGTTCGAGCAGGCCGTTACACCCGTATTAACCAAAGTCATCTTTAACTCTTGTCGAAACGGGCTTGATTTAGTCAGTCCCATCACTCCACACAAAGATGAGCCTTATATTCCTCCATTACTCAATCAAAAGGCTTTGGAATGGCTGAAGACACATATCGGCTGGGCTGCGGAGCAAGTTACGGAAACAATGTCACAAGCATTAGCACAGGCACTGGCAGACGGCTTTAACAATGGCGAGTCAATAGACAAGATTGCCGAGAGAGTTCAGGGCGTGTTTACCGATGCAAGCGACTCAAGGGCGCAGATGATCGCACGAACTGAAATACTGGGTGCTAGTAATCAAGGCAACATCTTAGGCTATAAAGAGGCCGGCGTTACTCAAGTAGAATGGCTGACGGCGAGAGATGAACGGACTTGTGAGATTTGCGACCCAATGGATGGCGATATAGAAAACATCAATGAGGCGCCTCCACTACCTGCAAGCACTCATCCCCAATGCCGCTGTATTTGGATGCCAGTTGTCAATTAGGAGGCTTAAATGCCTATTCAACTTATAGATTATGTCGGAGACAGCAAGGTTGAGCAAGGCGCTGTTTTCAATGGCTTAACTATCCGTGTGGTTGGAGCGGATACACTCTATGACTACGCTGCCTTAAATCCTGCGGCTGCTAAAATCCTTGACCCTGATAATCTTAGCGGCATTAAGGATAATGAAGTTCTAATGAATAAAGATACTGATTCGGTAACCAAGGAAGACTGTAACCACGAGTTAAATGAGTATCGTGAATTGACTGCTGACCCAACTAAAGGATATTTTACAGTTCATTCAGCCTTAATGAAGTTAGCAGGCGATACTGACCAAAATATGTCATTACCGGAGGTTCCCATTATGAAAACCACTAAAGAGTTGGTTACAAAGCGATTCGCGTCTCCTATTACTGTTCGCAAGGGCTTAGATGGTAAGCAGGAGATTTTAATCACTACTCCCAACTTCGACAGGGGATGTGATCGTATAATGCCGGAAGGTGGTGATTTAACTAACTATCTGAAAAACCCTGTCATTATGTGGATTCATGACTATAGCGGGAAAACACCCTCCGCAGGTTTACCGGTTGCCAAGAACTCTTATCTCAAGGTAACACCTGAGGGAATTCTTGCTGGGCCACCTATCTTCCTTGAAGGTGATGAATTTGCCCAGAGAGTCAAGAACGCATGGGATAAGGGATTTATCAATACAGCCTCCATTGGTTTTAACCCCATTGAATATGAAACTAACGAAAAGGGCGGGACTGACTACAAGAAGTGGGAGATGCTTGAATGGTCATTTGCTCCTATTCCCATGAATGCAGAAGCCGCCAGAATAGCCAAGTCAAGCGGATTGGCAGATTTGATTGAAGATATTAAAAACGCTCCAATAGTTGAACTCGATTACGACCCAACTGTTGCAGAGAATAAACCAAAACAATACAGCCAAGCGCAACTGTCAGACATTATTGACGAACTGAAATGCGCTGTAGCCAACTGCGGACTCTCTAATGACAACATGATTGAACTAAGACGTCTTACAGGTAACGACATACCTGAAACTATAAATACCCCACAAGTTAGTGAGGTACAAGAAAGAATTAATCGAATATTGAACAAGTAAATCTTGGAGGATTTTATGGCAGAACAAGTAAAAACAAAAGCGGAGGAATTACAGGCTTTAGCGACTGAACTTAAGCCGTATCTTAGTCCTGAATCCAATGCTTACGTGGATGCAAAATTAGTAGAACTCAAAAAATCACTGGCAGAGACCAGAACTTTCACCCCAGCTCAAGAAGTCAAGCCGGCTGATGCGCTCGCTATGTATAAGGCGTTAGCGCCCGGACAAATGCCGGGTGACACCAGGGGCATGACTGCGGAAACAACTCGCGGACTAGCGGGCTTTGGTAAGGCCGTCTATATGCGGGAACACAACATGGGAGTCCCGGAACCAGTCGCTAAGGCGCTTGGTGAGGTACAAGGTTCTACAGGCGGGTTTTTAGTTCCTTATGAATTCAAGCCGGAACTATTGAAACTCATCATCGAAGACCAGGTTGTACGGCCTCGCGCGCAAGTTGTACCAATGGCAACCGATACTCTGTGGTATCCCCGTATTGTAGACACCACGCACGCAACAACCGTGCATGGCGGTATCAAGGGGACATGGACGGCTGAAGCCGGTACTCTTGGTACTGGTGACCCGGCCTTTGGACAAATGCAGCTAATTGCCAAGAAGTTTACGGATTATGTTTCTGTATCCAACGAACTTCTGGCAGACTCACCAATCTCTATCGCCCCACTACTGGGCAATCTACTTCGTGAGGGTCTTGGCTTCTTTGAAGACCATGACATGATATGGGCGAAGGGCGCTGGACAAGTAATCGGTATCATGAACTCGCCTTGTCTTATCTCCGCAACCCGTACCACAACTTCACACATCAAATACGATGACATCCGCAATATGCAAGTCAGACTGTTCCCGTCTTCATATAAGAGGGCTGTTTGGGTTTGCTCTCCCGGTGCGTTAGGTGACATCCTGAATATGAGCCTGGCGGTTGGTACTGGTGGTAATGGCGTGTTTATCGCTAACATCCCCGGACAATCAGCGGCTCAAGACTTCCCGATGACAATATTCGGTAGACCGCTAGTCATCTCAGAAAAGATGGCTGACTTGGGAACTGCTGGTGATTTGTTACTGGCAGACTTCAACTACTACATTATCGGTGACAGAATGTCCTTAACTCTTTCGTCATCCGAGCATGTAGCCTTTGCTACCGATATGACGGCTTTCAGAGTGATTGAGCGTCTTGATGGAGCCCCTTGGATCGATTCTGCTCTTACTCCTAACAACGGTGGGTCGACGTTGTCCGCTTTCGTTACTTTAGCCGCCTAGTAACAATAATTAATCTTTAAGAGGTAAAATAAAATGGGTTCATATTTAAGTGAACGAACAAAAATCGTTTCCGTTCTATCCCCGAAGAACATCGGTTCTGTCTACTCCGTCACCCAGCCCGTAAAACTCGATACCTACCAGAAAGCTACTTTCATATTCCTGTATGGCGCTCTGGATGGTCCGCGTAATATTGTCATGTACAAGGGCAACGCGGCGGGTGCGGCTGGTTCAGGCAACGTCAATACGGCGATGGCCTTTAATTACGCTGTTACCAATGGCACAGCGGCTTATGTTGAGGCCAACGTTACCTTGTCCGCTGCTACCAATACCGGTATCACTGTCAGCAATACAACCTACCCAACAGGTAGTGTGACGGTTGTTGAGGTACTCGGGCAAGACTTAGGGTCTAACTATCACTATGTAGCTGCCAACGTAGGCGCAAATGGTACAACTAACCTCGGCGCTTATATTGTCATCCTGAGTGATGCGCGGTATCCTGAAGCCTCCGCAAATATGGCTACAGTGGTAGCCTAATGATTAAGAAGCGCAGGGAGCGGAAGTCTTTATCCGCTCCCCCACTTCACCGCGCTATCCTTGACCCACTAGAGACACGGGGTAACCGTTCCCGTAACAAAGCGCAGGCACGGAATAAAAATAACTTAGAGGTCGATTATGGCAAAAACTAATCTTAAATCAGACTGGGACTCAAGCGGTAACTTAGTGTTTACTGCCAATGCCTCCGGCTCTGGATCAATGGTTTTCAACACTAATACACCTACCGTATTGGGCTGTGGCCCCTATGCTTATGCTAATGTCACTAATCTAACCACAGCAACAAACTACACAATGACAGTAGCGCAGCTTTTGGGTGGTTATACTCAAGACGTCCCCACCGTAAACTGTACTGCGGTTCTACCCACTGTAGCGCAGGTCGTGGCAGTTATCCCCGGCTATCTTGTTGGTACTACATTCAATCATATCTACCGCTGTGTACCCGGTTCAGCACAGGCTATCGCAATCCAGGCAGACGCAAGTTCTCAATGGACTGCAATCGGTAATGTTACTGTCAACACTAATGTTTGCAAGACGTTTGAATTTATGATCACCGCTGCAAACACGGGTGTGTACTTCGCTTCGGCTGCTGTTTCAGCGACTTAAGGGGCGTTCCCTTCAGCAAGGAACGGCTTTCTCTCCTTAGCCTCCTGCCGTTACTCCTTTCGGCAGGAGGCACTATTGTGGATGGGTAAAACAGTTTCTACGCCGGCCCCGGAA